TTCTTGTATTGCTCTTTTAGCATGAAAGATGACCTTATATCTTTGCTCATTATTAATAATAGCATGATTATCATTATACATCATCATAAAATTATTTACAATGTCTTGTAATGATACATACTGATACGAACCCCAATTAGCATTTGTGGGATTGTTACCATTATTTTCATAATACTGATATTGAGATATATAACTCATTAAGCTTCTTGTTTATCATCGAGCTGCTCTTGCGTAGCTCCAAATTTATATACTTCTAATTCTCTTATAGACATACCTGCATATTGTAATATTTTAACAGTTAAGTCTACTATTGCATCTCTAGGTACTTCAAAATCTTGATAGTCAACAGCAGATGCATTAAACTGTGCAGACCCACCAACCGTAACAAAGGTCCACCGAGGTGCTTTGGGGTATCTTATATATTGACACTGAACATCACCCTTTTGATTTATAGTACTAGGATAAACAGTTGCCTGATTACCACTTATAACATAAGCAGGAAACTGCTTTGTTGGTTTAGTAAGATTAGAACTTGTTAAATTAAATATTTTATTTTGCTCCACCTTTTCAACCTTAGTGGTATTAGTTGCATCGTATATCTTGTAGTTTTGCCCTGTAGCCATTATGTCTTCACTTAGACTCAATGTGGTCGCACTGTCCACTGCAGTAACATAAGCCACTAACATGGGTGCAGCAGGAGCTCCCGCCGGACTTGTATTAACAACAATACTGCCCACCACCGGGCTTGGACTTATAGCTGATGCAGTAAATCCTTGAGCACCATCAATTAATTTATATCCTTGCTGTGCTGTTGTAGTGCCACTAAATAATGCATTAGGATAAAAAAACAACTGATTTATAAAATAATAATCAGATGGTAGATTATAAATATTAGCAGTATTTAAAGTTGCTGTTGGTTGGTCTAAAACAACGGACTGTGAAAAAATAGCTATATCCTCTTCTATACCTTTTTTAATGTCAGCATATCCTGTGCCTTGTAGTCTTCTATTTTCTTTTGTAAGTTGATAGTTATATTCGTAAAAATAATCTTCAAACACATCTAGCTGTGCCTGCTCAGCAAATAGATTAAAGTCAGCAGGACTTAGATATCCATAATTATTTTTGTTCAATACTGACAGTACTGTACTATACACTTCATTTATCATATGACAAAGATACTAAAAAAAGAATATAGCCTTAAATTTATAGAGCTATTGTATGCTGCCAATACCTATTCTTTTACCTGTGGTAGACAAAACATTAGGCGGAAAGGTTGAAGGGAAAGTAAAAGTATTTAACGAAGAAGCTGCTAAATTTATAATTTGTTTAGAAAAAAAATTTAATGCTGTGGCATCTCCTGCATTTAAAGCATCAGTAAAAAAAACTGACACTGTTACGCTGTTTGAATAAATTATGTCAATTCCATTATTTGCGGGAGACTTAGGTTTTATGGTTGCAATACCATCTATTCCTATTACCTGCTGTAATGATTGTGAGCCTGCACCTGAAGCTGTAGTTTTAGTAGTTGTGAATATTAAAAATTTACTCATAGTGCAAAGATAATAAAAAAAGGGGACTAGTGTCCCCTTCTTTATAAATATAATAATAATATATTATTAAATAGCTACTTTACCAAACGTACACCCATCTACATCTCTATTTGATGAGCCGATACTTACTTCAGTAATAACTTCTAAAGGGTTTGTCCAACTTTTTTGATATGAGTTAGCAATACTATTAAGAACATTTGCAACAACTGCATCTTTTTCCGTTCCGGTTAAATTAGCTCCTGTAAAAGTTAATGTGAAAACTGCTACTTCAGGAGCTGTTGCATCTGAGTGTGTAACCATATCCATTAGTATTTCTATGTTTGTAT